CACGATCTTATGGAATGTGTTATCTTAAAAACAGACGTTCCGGATTTTCTTTTATGTCTTCAGCAGAAACCGTTAACGTGGCGACAATTACGTCAGATGCACGGTACGGTATCTTGTCTAAGTCTGGCCCCGATGCTAAGAAAATGTTCACAGACAAGGTTGTACCAATATCAGTCAACTACCCGTTCTTCTTCAAGCCAATACAGGACGGTATGGACAGGCCAAAGACAGAACTTGCCTATAGAGTCCCAGCCACCAAGTACACCAGGCGTAAGCTTGAAACCAACGAAAAGCTTCAAGAGCTTGACGGTCTCGACACGACGATCGACTGGAAAAACACGGGGGACAACTCCTACGACGGGGAGAAACTAAAGCTACTAGTCCACGATGAAAGTGGTAAGTGGGAAAGACCTAATAATATATTAAACAACTGGCGAGTAACAAAAACTTGTTTGAGATTAGGTAGTAGAATTATTGGTAGGTGCATGATGGGAAGTACATCAAACGCCCACGATAAAGGAGGTAAAAACTTTAAAAAACTTTATGATGACTCAGATGTTACCCAAAGAAACGCCAATGGACAGACTCGCAGCGGATTATATTCTTTGTTCATACCTATGGAGTGGAACTACGAAGGATACATTGACTCTTATGGGTTACCTGTATTCGACACACCAAGTAAACCGGTTGAAGGACCTCAAGGTGAAAAGATAAAAATAGGTGTAATAGAATACTGGGAGAACGAGGTAGAAGGATTAAAGCAAGATCAAGATGGTCTTAATGAATTTTACAGACAGTTTCCGCGAACAGAGAAGCACGCGTTTAGAGATGAAACTAAACAATCTTTATTTAATCTAACTAAGATATACGAGCAAATAGATTTTAACGAAGATATGCGTAATTCTACAAATGTTACAAAAGGTAGTTTTCAGTGGGAGAACGGTCAGCAGGACAGTAGAGTCATATTCACACCAAACAAAAGCGGTAGGTTTCTAGTATCTTGGATTCCACCGTTGCATTTGCAAAATAAGAAATATACTAAAAATGGTAGGTTCTATCCTGGAAACGAACACTTAGGTGCGTTTGGATGTGATCCTTATGATATTTCAGGTACAGTAGATAAAAGAGGTTCTAATGGATCTCTTCATGGTTTAACTAAGTTTTCAATGGAAGACGTGCCACCTAATCATTTTTTCTTAGAATATATAGCAAGACCTCAAACAGCTGAAATATTTTTTGAAGACGTGTTAATGGCCTGTGCTTTTTATGGCATGCCGATACTAGCAGAAAACAATAAGCCTAGGTTGTTGTATTATTTTAGAAAAAGAGGTTATAGAGGTTTTGCAATGAATAGACCAGATAGAAGTAGAAATAAGCTATCTGTAACAGAAAGAGAAATAGGTGGAATACCAAACTCTAGTGAAGATATTAAACAAGCGCATGCTGCAGCTATAGAATCTTATATAGAAAACTTTGTTGGATTAAAGGAAACTGGCTACGGTGATATGTATTTTCAAAGAACGCTTGAAGACTGGGCTAAATTTAATATAAACAATAGAACATCACACGATGCATCTATAAGTTCAGGTTTAGCTTTAATGGCTTGCAATAAACATAGATACACACCGGTAAATAAAAGAAAAACAGAACCCGTTGACATAGGTATTAAAAGATATGACAACAGGGGATATACATCAAAAATAATAAGTTAAATGAACGTTTATACTAATAATGACAGTTCTTTTCCTAGTCAAGTTGTAAGCAACGAAGAAAAAGGCACTTTAGAATATGGTAAGCAAGTTGCTCAGGCCATAGAGTTCGAGTGGTTTAGACAAGGTAGAACTAATGGAAATAGATATTTAACTAATTGGAATAACTTTCATAATCTAAGACTGTACGCTAGAGGTGAGCAGTCTATACAAAAATATAAAGATGAGTTGTCTATTAATGGCGATTTGTCTTATCTTAATTTAGACTGGAAACCAGTACCAATTTTATCTAAGTTTGTAGATATTGTTGTTAACGGTATATCTCAAAAGTCTTATGATATTAAGGCTTATGCTCAAGACCCTCAGTCTGTAAAGAAAAGAACAGAATATGCTTCTAAGCTTTACGAGGATATGGTTGCTAAAGATTATATAGAAAGTGTTAAGCAAACATTAGGTATTGACTTATATCAATCACCAGATCCAACAACTATACCAGAATCTAAAGAAGAGCTGGAGCTTAAGATGCAATTAAGTTATAAGCAATCAATTGAGATAGCTGAAGAAGAAAGTATATCCACTGTTTTTGCTCAAAACAAATATGATTTAGTTAGACGTAGACTTAATATGGATTTAACCGTATTAGGCATTGCTGCTGCTAAAACTAGTTTTAACACTGCAGAAGGTATTAAAGTTGATTACGTTGATCCGGCTTATATGGTTTACTCGTATTCTGAAGATCCAAACTTTGAAGACATATACTATGTTGGTGAGGTAAAAGCTATAACTATACCTGAGCTTAAAAAAGAGTTTCCACATATATCTGAAAAAGAATTAGAGCGCATTCAAAATATGCCTGGAAATAGATCATATATAACTGGTTGGGGTGATTATGATGAAAACACTGTACAAGTTATGTACTTTGATTATAAGACATACCATAACCAAGTATTTAAAATAAAGCAAACTGATCAAGGGTTGATGAAGGCTATTGAAAAGCCAGATACATTTAATCCACCAGAAAATGATAACTTTGAGAGAGTTTCTAGAACTATAGAAGTTCTTTATAATGGAGCTGTTGTTTTAGGAACAGACACATTACTTAAATGGGAGTTGGCTGAAAATATGTCAAGACCATATGCTGATACTACCAAGGTTGCTATGAATTACGCTATTTGTGCACCTAGAATTTATAAAGGTAGAATAGAGTCTGTTGTCAGTAAGTGTGTTGGATTTGCTGATATGATACAAATCACGCATTTAAAATTGCAGCAAGTATTATCTAGAATGGTGCCAGATGGTGTATATCTTGATATGGACGGTTTGGCAGAGGTTGATCTTGGCAATGGAACAAACTATAATCCAGCTGAAGCATTAAATATGTATTTTCAAACTGGTAGTATTGTTGGTAGATCGCTAACGCAAGATGGTGAATTAAACCACGGTAAAGTACCTATTCAAGAACTTAATAGTTCTAGTGGTGGTGGTAAAATACAAAGTTTAATAACTACGTATCAATACTATTTACAAATGATACGTGACGTGACAGGGCTTAATGAAGCTAGAGACGGTAGTACGCCTGATAAATCCACGCTTGTAGGTTTACAGAAACTAGCCGCTAACGCGTCTAATGTAGCGACTAGACATATTGTTCAGTCTAGTTTATATTTGACCCTTAAACTAGCAGAAAATGTTTCATTAAAAGTAGCTGACGCTTTACGTTTTCCATTAACTAGAGCATCGTTACAAAACTCTATATCTACATACAACATAAAAACATTAGATGAAGTTATAGATTTAAATTTACATGACTTCGGTATATTCTTAGAGTTAGAACCTGATGAAGAGGAAAGAGCTCAACTAGAACAAAACATACAAGTTGCATTACAGTCTGGAGGTATTGATTTAGAAGACGCTATTGATATACGTCAAATTAAAAACCTTAAGCTAGCTAATCAAATGCTAAAGATTAAGCGCAAGGTTAAAATGGAGCGTGATCAAGCTGCTCAACAAGCTAATATAGCCGCTCAAGCAGATGCTCAAGCTCAAACAGCTGAAAGAACAGCTATGGCTGAAGTGCAAAAACAAGAGGCCGTAGCATCAACTAAAGTTGATATTGAAAAAGCTAAGCAAGAGATGGAAATGCAAAAAATGCAAGTTGCAGCTCAAATAAAGCAAGCTGAGATGGAAAGACAGTTCCAGTACGACATGCAGCTTAAGCAGATGGATATTCAAGTAGAAAGAAACAAAGAACAGTTTATAGAAGATCGCAAAGATAAAAGAACAAAAATACAAGCGACCCAACAAAGTGAAATGATAAGCCAAAGAAAAAACGATGGCTTACCTATAGACTTTGAAAATCAACCGGACCAAGGTCTTGGTGCCTTTATGTAGGCAAAACAATTTTTTAAATTATATTATATTATGTCAACAGAAGTAAAACAAGAAGGTGAGTTTAAACTTAAGAAAAAGAAAGTAACACCTAAAAAACTAAACAAAAAAGAAGAAATAACTAAAGTAGACTTAACAAAGCCAGAGGCTCAAGGAGAAGTTATACCTGATGTTGTTAAAGTTGAAATACCAAAAGAAGATGCCGTTCAAACACAAGAGACAGATGATAGCAATGTTATTGTCGAAGAGCCCAAAGACAGTGGCAACAGCAAAGAAGTGGTTGAAGAAGTACGGACCACCAAAGAAACAGTAGAATCTCCAATAGAAATTATTGAAGAAGTTACTGAAGTAGAAAAAGAATTAAAAGAAGCTGTAAGAGACGAGCAGGTATTAGGTAAACAATTACCTGAAAATATAGAAAAGTTAGTTTCTTTTATGGAAGAAACTGGTGGTAGCGTAGAAGACTACGTAAGACTCAACGCTGATTACTCTAATGTAGATGATAATACATTATTAAAAGAGTATTATAAAAAAGAAAAACCATATCTCGATAGTTCAGATATCGATTTGTTATTAGAAGATTTTGAATATGACGAAGACTTAGACGAAGATAGAGATATACGCAAGAAAAAACTTGCATTTAAAGAAGAAGTTGCAAAAGCCAAAAACTTTTTGGAAAGCACTAAGGAAAAATATTACGCTGATATCAAGTTGAAATCAAACGTAAACCCTGAAGCTCAAAAAGCTATGGACTTTTTCAATCGATATAATAAGCAGCAAGAACAAGCTGAAGAAAACCGTAAAGTGTTTCAAGAAAATACTAAAAAACTTTTTACTGAAGATTTCGAAGGTTTCGATATTAGTGTAGGTGAAAAGAAGTATAGGTATAAACTACAAAACACTGACGGTGTTGCTGATAAACAATCAGACATTAACAACCTTATCGGGAAGTTCCTAGATAAAAACGGTTCTGTTAGTGACTATAAAGGTTATCATAAAGCCATGTATGCCGCTGAAAATGTAGATAAAATAGCAGCTCATTTTTATGAGCAAGGAAAAGCAGACGCTGTTAAAGACGTTGTAAGCAATTCTAAAAACGTGAGTGACACTAAAGCTAGGTCAACTCAAGGAGAAGTGTTTTTAAACGGTTTTAAAGTTAAAGCTATTTCTGGTGCTGATTCTACAAAACTAAAAATTAAAACTAAAAAATTTAACTAAAAAAACTTAATATTATGAGTTTAAACAAACAATTTGGGTCTATTGTCCCATCTCAAAAGCAACAGTTGCTTGACACTAACTTCTTGAAATTCAACGAAGGTCAAAATGACTTTGCGCAACAATACTTGCCAGAAATTTACGAGCAAGAAGTAGAGCGCTACGGAAACCGTACATTATCTGGATTTTTAAGAATGGTTGGCGCTGAAATGCCAATGACATCTGATCAAGTTATTTGGTCTGAGCAGAACAGATTGCATATTTCTTATAAAGATTGTGATCTTCCTGCCGCTACTACTATTGATGTAAATCCAGGCGCAGCCGCTGATATTGAAAACGTTGTTTCTGTTAACGATACAGTTGTTGTTCTACAGCCAAGTACTGGTAAAGAAGCAAAAGGTATTGTAACAATAGTAGCTGGATCAGTATTAACTGTAACTTTATTTGCTACAGGTACTACACTACAGAGTGTTTTTGGTGCTGCAGCTGCTGATCTTAAGCTATTTGTTTATGGTTCTGCTTACCAAAAAGGAACAAGCCTTACTGGAACTACAGTCAACTCTACTAGAGTATCTGTAACTCCTTCTTTCACTCAATATTCTAACTCACCTGTTATAATCAAAAGCCAGTATGTAATTAATGGTTCCGATATGGCTCAAATCGGTTGGGTTGAAGTTGCTACTGAAGACGGAACTTCTGGTTACCTATGGTATTTAAAAGCTGAATCTGAAACTCGCTTACGTTTTGAAGATTACTTAGAAATGGCATTGGTAGAAGGCGAAAGAAATACTAACGCTGGAAACAACGACTATCAAGCAAATAAATTACCTGGTACTCAAGGTTTGTTTGCTGCTATCGAAGATCGCGGTAACGTAAACACTGGTTTTACTGCTGCTGCTGGTCTTGATGCTTTCGAT